AAATTTGGTAAATTAATAGCATAAACATTACCAATACCCCGACTACCTTGTATTCCTAAACCGGGACCACCTATTCTCATTACTACTCCGATTACCGTATTACCTCCTTGTCCTCCTGTACCTTGTCTTGATAATTGTAATTTAATATCAATACGATAATAACCTATTTTAGTAAGTTCTAAATCACCCGTTGGTTTTAAAATGGCGCCAACATCAGCGTCGCCAACATCATTAGGATTACCAAAGGTAATTTGTTGCCAATCATCGCTATTAGCAACAATTTCTTGATCTGTATAATTTCCCCACTTAATTAAATGTGGACGGGGTATATCATTCATTTGTATTTTACTTGTAACCCCATTTTGAACAATCGGAATTACATCAGTATCTTCAATGTAAATAATTTCGGGTAATCTTGATATTGGTTTACTCATAATAATATTTTATTAAAATCTTCTGTTTGTAAGGCTTGACCATTTTCTTGTAATAAAAAAGGCAATTCACTAATGTTTCCTATTCCTTGCGCTTGTAACGATCCGTCGCAACAATCAACGTGGTAAGTATTATCTGCACATAAACAACCTCGTCTTGAATTTTTTGGACTTGAATTACTTGGGGTTTTAAAATTTCTATAAGGCATAACTATTATTTTACATCATTTAGAATGTCAATTATTTCGGATAATACGTCAGTATCTTTGTTATTTTTTGTTTTTTTAGGGTTTACTTTGTCGGCAAAGTAGCCTTCTATTGAAAAACCTTTGACTTTTCCCGTCTTTACATAATCATTCCATATTTTATCGTTGTCTACTTTGATGCTTCCAACCCAAGTACCTAATGGTAAATCCATTCCAAACATATTAGATTTGTCATTTCCCTTGTCCTCAACAATCCAACTCTCAACTAATGTTAATCCATTGATGCTCATCTCGTGTTCTAATGTTGCATTGTGTTGCATATTTTGTTTTAAATACAATTGAGATGCCTTTCTAACGGTTTCCCTGCTGAAATAAATGTAATACTCTTGATCACCATTTTTTCTATAAATAGGTTTATTAGGTATCAATATAGGTCCGATCAATATTTTTTTGTCTGTATCTTGTTTTTCAAATTTAAATGATTGAGATTTAAGAGCAACAAAATCTTCTTCAATTGCAGGATATTCCACCACACTAATTGCTTCAACAAAATTGTCTTCGTTTTCGTCTAATATTAATTCTATAATTTCCATATCTTTATAACGTATTTTTTTTATAAACTTGCGTTTTCTACTATGTTTCTGTCCATTGATTGCGCAGTACTAACATCATTAGATACTACATATGCTTGGACGGGTTGTTGTGATTGACCACCAATAGCATCAGCCAATTGGTCTGTTCCACTTGCACCAACTATATTAAATGCAGGGGGGGTACTTACATTTGCAGAGCCACCCCCACCACCACCAACACTTGGCGCTTTCCCACCACTTGCTGATTTTTTATTTCCTTTTAAATCGCTAATTGCTTTTACAGCACCTGCCACCGATCCTGCAATTGATAAACCTGCTGTTACGTTGTTGATCGCTACAAATGGCATTCCTGCTGTCAATGGTGTTGCGGCGACTGCTTTGGCATTTGCAACTGCTGTATTTGAAATAATTTTAGATATCGCACTAACTTGTTCAGTAACTATCCCTGCAATCGCCAATGCTTTACTTTCCTTGCCAAATGCACTAAATATTTTTTGCATATTACCAATAGCACTACCAACTTGACCAATTTGTGCTTGTCTGTTAGCTTCCTCTGCTTGAATACTTGCGATTTGATCATCAAGTTTCTTTTTGTCTAATTTTGCTTGTTCCTCTACCGACTTTGCTTTTATAGCATCATCTTCTTCTGCAAATTGTTGGCGCATTTCTAATAACCTTTCATTTCTTGATAATTCAAGTTCGTCGGTGTTTAGGTTGTTGGCTTCTGCTTGTTCAATTAATGCGTCGTATTTTTCTTGTTCTTTTTGTAATTGCAGTTCTCTTTTTTCATCTATTGTATTTGCTTCTGCTTCTGCAATTTGTTTCTGTAAATTAATTTTTTCTTGTGCAAGTCTATTTTCCTCTGCTATTGCTTCTCTACTTAATGCTGTTTGTCTTGCAGTTAATGCCCTTTTTTTAGAAAACCTTTGTGTTTCTAATCCTATAAGTTCTGCTTCAAGTTGTGCAAGTGCGAGTTTGTCCTCTGTCGTTGATTTTCCTAACGCATTTTCTTCTTTTTTCGCATCACGCAATAATTTAACTTTTGCAATCTCTTTAGCAGTTATTTCGTCATCAAGTTTGGCTGCTTTTTTTATAAATTCAATTCTTTCCTCTGCACTAAACTTTTCCCGATCCTCTGCTTGTTCTCTTAATTTTGCTATTTCTCGATTTGCTTTTGCCCGATCAACAAGTAATTTTCTTTGTATTATTTCTGCCTTTGCTCGTCTGTCTGCTATATCCCCTGCTTGTTTGGCTTCCTTTGCAGTTTCTTTTGCAAATTCTACAACTGCAGTTTTTGTTTTATTAATGGTGTCCTTAACCCCCGTCATACTATCAACGAAAGAACTACCTGCATTTTTTGCTTCGTCTAATGCACCACTAAAATCTCCTTTAAATACCTTTTTTATTGCTTTACCTAAAAAACCAAAAGTGTCTATTAATGAAGTTATTCTATTTGTAATATTTTCTTTAAGCGCTGTTTTGAAATTTTTAAATGCTTCTTGTGGGTTTTCGAAAGCACCTATAATTGTTTCTCCTAAACTTGCGAACACATCTAAAACTTGATCAACCACAGCACCAATTGTTGCCAAAATCTTTTTAAATTTCTTTTGTCCTTCCTCTGATCGCTTAAACGCTTGTACAACTGCCAAAATACCAATTGCCAATGCACCAATACCACTACCAATAACTGCAATTTTTAATAGGTTAAATCCTTTTGTGGCACCTTTAAGTGTTTTAACTAAACCACCTACTGAACTAAATAGACCACCCGTTGCTTTGTCAGCAATCTTTGTTTGTGCAGAATAATCTGCTTGTCCTTTTGTTGCATTTTTAACTACTTCATTTGCTTTACCTCTTGCTTTAGTTAGGTCTTTAACTGCAAATTTTTGCTCTTTAATAAGTTCCTTTTGTTTAGAAATCTCATCACGAAGTTTTTTCTGTTGAGCAAGGTTATTTTTAGGAACAGCTTTTAATGCCTTTTCCAATTCAAACAATTCCTTTTCCCAATCGTCAGTAAGGTCTTTAGCGTCTTTTAATTCTTTATTTAAAAATTCAAGTTGCTTCTGTGCATCGCCTAAATTGAGGTCTACATTTATTGTTTTTTCAATTGCCATAATTCTTTCAATTCTTTATAACCCTCTTTTATTGTGGTTGGTAGTTTATTTTTTCCTCTTGCTATTGCAACGTATTCACTATCACTTTTAAAATCAAACTTTAAAGCACTTATTATATCTCCAATCATTTTAAACAAGTTTTTTTACCCATAGTTTTTACTAAATCGTAATATTTAGAATTAGACTTTGTTCTGTCTATATCTATATTAACGAAATATGGTAGTTTATTTGTAAAATTTTGTTTCATAAATAATTTTTTATCTTGTCGGGTTACTCCTGCATTGTGATAAATTAAGTTTTTATGCCATTTATTAGTATGGCAAGTTGCCCAAGTAAAATCTAATATTTTATCTGTTTTTGTTTCGTGTCCTAATTTCCAAGCTGTAAATAAAAGCGCCCACATATCAGCACACCAAATTTGTAGTGTATGATACTTAGGATTTTCTTTTACTTTTTGATTATTTAAGTCTGTTAATTGAGTAAATAATTTTTCACTTAAAATATAAACCTTTTGCCAAAAAACCCAATCCACATTTTTCATTATTGTCTGAGCGCCACCACAATTGTACATATTTTTCTTAAATAAATTTTCCTCTATCTCTGCTATGTCTAACATTTTTTGCAAAACGTCATCGCCTTTAGATTTAACATATTTATAGTTTAAATAGTCGTTGGTGTTTGATTGATACCAAATCTCATCTTTTTTAAAAATACTTAATTCGGGTTTCCTTGTAAATAAAATATCGCAATCGTGGTAAAAAATAGTTTTAAATTTCAATTGCCAATTCCTTTGGAAATACTTCATTAAAATAAATGGTCGTATAGAGGAAATATAATTAGTTTTTGGTCTAATATCCTTTATAAAACCAAAATTAACTTTATTGTATTTTGCCTTTAATTTTATAAAATTTTGATTTACAAAACTACCTTTATAACCCACCACAATATGTATCTTATTTTGATCAATTCCTTTCTCAATAAAATTTTCCAACATAACCTCTACTTGCCAAGCAAAGTATAAACTATCGGGTTGTGCGCTTAAATATATCATATTAAATTAAAGTTGGTGCAGGTGTAAACAATTCAAAAGACCCCGTTGCATATGGTGGAGGATTTTGTGGGTGTGTAGTCATTTCTAACTCAATTGTAATAGTGTAAATTCCGTCGTCTCCTTGATCACCATTTAATATTATATCTAATTCCTTTACATCAACAGAGCCAAATCCACCATAAGGACCTGCTACTTCAAATGAGCCACTTTGGTCAAGAACTCCGTCTTTTAATAAAGTATAACTTAATTTTGCCCAACTAAATCCCGTAGCGCCAACTATAACACCAACACTTTCCAATCTTAATTTACAAAATTGTGTACCCGTTAAAAGTTCAAATGATCTCGTTTCTGTTTGAAATTGAGTTGTTACATTGAAAAAATCTGCGTTTGAGTTTACCACATTAGGATAATCATAACAAATTACACTCATTGAAGCGTTTCCGTTGTATTCATCACAACCCGTAGGATTTTGATCCAAATTTAAACTCCAATTATAAGTCTTATTAGCACCACCTAATGGGTTTCCTGCTAAATAATAAGTATATTCCTTATATCCATTGTTGGAATAATTTGCACCCCAACTCGCTGCAAAACCATTCGTGGCTTGTGGTATAGGATAACTTGGTGGACTATCGTGATTTAAAATTAAAGCATTAGCAGACCCTATTGATAGTAAAAAATTACCATAAGCAATATTACAACTTGGACTTTCATCGCCAACACCAATGTCTATGGTCATTACAGCAAATTTGTTAGGATATAAAACAAAAGACCCATTATCAAATCTCTCTTGTGAGTTCCAAAATACAAATCCGTCTACTGATCCACTAATACAAATTGTGGTTGTTGGTGGTTGAGTTGTAGTGGTTATTCCAAGACAATCATTACAATCTGCGTAACCCGTCGTATCAAAATAATAATTTGGTGTTTGTAAAGTGCTATTTGCTATAATTGTAGCACAAGTTTCTACACCATTTAAATCAAAGGATATTATCTCGCTAATTTGACTTGTTGTATAAGACCAAACAATATAATTTATTTTCTGTATACAATCTTCTGCAAGATAATAATATTTTGGTGGCTCTGTTGTAGTTGTAGTGGTTATACTTCCTTGACAAGTAACACAATCATTAAATTCTTGATCAATTGTAACTTGACCCGTTGCACCCGTTGGTTGTAAAACTTCCCAACACCCTCCGACTTCATTTAATGAAATTATTTGACCAATTGTAAGTGCAGAATTACTTTGCAAAGGTATTGGGTCTCCCGTTTGGTTACAATTCGCATCTAACTCTATTATCCTATAATTAAAAGTAGGTGGTAAAGTAGTTGTAGTTGTACTTGTCGTGGTTGTGGTCGTTGTTGTAGTTGTAGTGGTCGTTGTAGTCGTTACGGGTATCGCATTATTAATATCTAAATCAAAAAGGTTTATAAGTTCAATAGATGCTTGACCCGTTTGTAGATTAGCATTTATAGAATTTATATGGTATTCTCGATCACGAACTAACACTTTATCCATTAAACCAAATTTCAAAAGGAATTTAAGAGGTAATTGTGCTTTGAATTTAAATAACCTATTTCTCGGATCAAATACTGATCTAATATAATTAATATAAAACTTTTGGAATAGGCTGTTATTTACACCATTATAATCTGTAAAAGTAAAACTATTAACCTCTGATCCAAAATTAATGTTAAATGGTGGCGCTACTGCACTTGTACCAATTTCATTGGCATTACTTGGCATCATAACCGTATCTAAGGAATAGTTAGTGCCGGGTACTATGGGATCTCCTTCGGGTGGTCGGAATGTATTTACAAAATTTATTTTGTCATTCGTAATATCTTGTTGATGAACGTAAAATAGCAAAGGTGCACCAAAAGCAGGATCAAGGTCATCTGTAATATAACTTCCGTGCTGTATATTAGTAAAACCACCCGTTGATGCACCACTTAATCTCTCAAATAGCATATTTTCAAATGGTAATTCTATATTGTACTTTTGTTCCTTTGTAGCTGTTGCAGAATATTTTAAATGTCCATATTTTCGGTTGTTTATCTCGCCAAATTCAGTTGCCAATATTGATTTACTTGGTTTGTATTTAAACTCAATATCTGTAAAAGGTAATGCTTCATTAACTTGGTGATCACTTGAATTTACTAAATCAGTAAGGTCAAATGTTTGAGTGCTTGACGCATAAAATTCATCTAATGGCAAAACAACTATCTCGTCTGTAATATCATCTACATAAGCAGTTAAATTAAACATTTTGAACAATCCCGTAAGAAAATCTATAACCTTAATTTTTGGCACTTGTTGAGTAGGTACAAAATCAGATAATAAATCTATGTTTGTCTGTATAGAGGTAAAACGTGAGGAATAATTTCTTGTAATACCAAATTGATCCTCTTTTTGCCATTCTATCTTAATTTGTTGTTGGAACTCAAAATCATTTAGTGAACTACAAACACCATAAATATTAAAAGCATCGAATATAGGTTGGAAAGTATAATCCGAAGTACCAAAATTAGCAAATTTGACACTAATAGTTTGAGTGCCTTGTACATTTACCACTTCCGACAAAGTGGTTTCTTGACTAAAATTATCTAAAATACTTAAATTATAATTAGTATTAGTGAAATTCCCACTCGGTATTATTGTAACACTAAAAATTACTTCTTCTGTGTTTTGTAAAGGCGCCCAAAACAAATTACCCGTGTTATAATCCCAATTACCAAATTGCCATTGACCCGTTGGGTTTTGAATTTCAGCACAAGAGCCACCAATTAAAGAAGCACAAGTTTCGGGAAAACCCGTCAATTCTCTCCTACCCGGTCCTATTGCTTTTCCTTTTCTTCTATGACACCATAAAAATAAATCTTCTATTACGGGATTAGTTTGTGTGAAAAAATCACTACTAAATACTATATTTTTCCTAAAACCATTTGCAATATTATACCTTTCCTCTATTGCCTTTAAAATAACGGGTACTTTAATAGCATATTTTACATCTTCGGGAAACACACCTCTACTATCAATTGTAGGATCTACTCCAACACTATTCCAAGCAATATTTGCAGGGTTATCTAAATATTGAGTGTTATTAAAAATAAACCTTTGGGTGTGGCTTACTAAAGGAACACAAATTGCTTGATCATAATTAACTCCGTCTATAACAAAACTATTTCCTTGTTTTAAAGCAGTTAATACCCCCGTAAAACTTTGCGTTACACTAAAATTATCCAACCAAGCAAGGTTATCAAGTTGTTCCTCTCTTAAAAAAGTTTTTAAATTGACAGTACTTCCCGTAAAGGTAATGCTATAAAATTCGGGTATTCCGTTTTTAAGTTTAACATCATTTAGTTTAATTACCCCTTTCCTAAATGGTTGGTAATTAAGTTCTATTAATGCATCGGGTTTAAAATTTGAGTTAAATCCATTTATATCGGGGTTATACCAATGCTTAAACAACTCATTGTTTTTTTTTGAAGCAGGTAATGTAAAAGGTTTAGTAAAATCAGTAAATATTTTTTCTATGTTTCTTACATCTTGAATTTTGGCAGTAAGATTTACTATTTCATCATCGTATAAATCTACTTTAATGAATTTATCTTCTGCACTCAATCCCTCTTTTATGTATAGGATAAGTTCTTGCATCTATCTTATGTTATTTATTTGATCGTAAGCAAACTCAAAATTTAAATCGTAATTTATAAGTTTCTCATTCAAATGAGTTTTGTATTTAAAAGATTTGTCTGACAAATAAACGGGGTGTATTTCCTCTTGGTTGTTAGTTAACCAAACTTGTTCTGATAAAAATAATTCTTCAAAAGCAGGATTTAAACATTCGCCTACATAACCACTATTTAAAGTGATTGACTTATTACCTTGTTTTAAAATTGTACGTTTTTGGTGTTCTGTTGTATCATAATTGAAAGTACTTTCAGTCAATAAATTCCTTTGGAACGTTTTATCAGTTACTTTTAATTGTTGTTTGCTGTTTTTAAACATAAAAAGGTCTTGTATTGCACCAAATTTATTTACAAAACTTAATTTAAAAATATCATATTTACATTCTGTTATCCTTTTAACCGATATAGTGGTCTGTGTTTGCAAATCACTATTTTCTACTACAATTGTATCTATTGCACCATAATCTATTGCATCGTAAAAAGCATCAACACAAGCATTTCTTATAACTGATCCACCCGTAAGGTTTTCTACTCTTGTGTAGTAATCTTGTTGATCAATACCATAGCAAATTTGTTTTACTGCGTGGGCGCTTGTATCATTAAAAGTTATTCCTACATTTTCAACCAACATTCCATTATTATAAAATTTAACAGAATTGGTATTATATCCATTTACGGGTATGCAGGTTTTAGCATTGATAGGTAATTCTAAACATCTGTTGCTTATTAATAAATCTTCCAAACTTGGTAAATAATTCATTCCGTCTGAAAATTCAGTATATCCGTCTGATGCTACTTGCGTTTCTCCTAAACTATAAAGGGCAGTTCCATTTACATCAAAGACTGTGTAATCATATCTACTCCAAATAGCATAATCCTCAGAATATGTTCCACTAAATGTAAGTTTAAGATAATCTCTTGTTAAAGCACTTACCTCAAAAATAACAAAGTCTTGGTTGTCTACACAAAATTTAGTTAAATTGTAATTGTAAGTGGAAGGTGGATTTGTTTCTGATCCTTGCCAAAATCTTAAACCAATTGCAACGTAATGGGCATTGGTTGTAGGCAAAGTTTTTATGTAATATGGACTTCTTAATTTTATTGTTGTATAACTCATAACTATCGTAAATTTTCTTCTAAATCTTGGGAATAGGCAACCATTAAATCTAATTCAAATTGAGGGGTAAAATATTTATTATATGCTTTGGTAAAGAACATTGTAGGTTTTAGTCCTTGATGAAAAATACTTTTAGCAATTGCAAAATTAATTCCTTTCCTTGACAAAAATCTACCTTTATTATCTCTTGGTGCTATTCCTTTCCTTACTGACCACTTATCCATTTTACTTGGTGGTGGCATTTTTGTTTTATAGGAATATGGACTATTTGGTGCTCTTTGTACTCCTTGCTTATCGGGATTATTTTTGTATATCCCACTTGGGTCAGCACCTTTAACACCTTTATCTACAAAATCATAATAATCTGCCATTTCGATACTAAAACTCAAATTGTCATTTACTATGGTTGTTTCTGTTGCTTCAATACTTTCACTTAAAGTTCCCGAAGCATTATGTTTTTCTAAATTCTTTTTCATTTGAACAACCAACTCATTTTTAAATTGAGTGATCATTGCTAAAGTTCTCGGGTATGTATTTTTTTTAGCCATTAGATAGGGGAACAAATATCAAGATTGTTGTTTACATAAATATTGGCAGTATAAGACCACCCTGCTAATCTGTTTTCAAATCTATCAAAAAATGGCTCACAGCTTCCTGCATTTTGAATTTCAAAAGCACCATTGTGTAGGCTTCCTCTGTACAAAAATTCATTTAATTTATTTAAGACTGTAAGTGTATTATTTAAAACGAAATGCTCATTATCATTACCCATTAATAAAGGGTTTTTTATATCATCAACATCTTTTTTAAATTCATTCACTATATCCATTGCCATTATAGTAACATTGTAATTTAAGACACCACTATCTCCACCCATATCTACTGAATTTATTATAATATGGACTAAAGGAAAAATAGTGCGTTTATTAAGATCAATTTCATTAATATCCCCCGTTGTTACACTATTAACGTAAACCATTTGTGAAAGGGTATCCTCTAAAGTATTAATTAACCTTAAATAGTTTATCGCACCTGCGTTTTCTTGTTGGTTAAAATTTGGCATTTATTTAAATTTTTGTTTTATTAATTTGCTTTCTGTTATTGCTTTATCCTTTTTAAATGCCAACATAGTTAAGCACTCATTCATTCCTAATTTAGTGATACTTTTAAATCGTCTAATATCTCCTTTAGCGAGTGAGTATATTGATTGATACCAACCCCACTTTGATCCAAAGCCTTGCCTAATTCCGTGTTGTTGTCCGTCGTTGCTAAATAAGTCATCATATCTTTCGAACAATCGATCCCTAAATGATAAAAAAAAACTATTGATCCAAATACTGCACTTAATGGCATCTGTTTCATTATATCGTGGTAATTATCTCCCCGATAATCCTCTATGAGATATTTATGCCCTTTTTTTGCAGTAATGGGTCGGTATAAAACTGACATTGCCACATTCATTTGATCCCATTTACCAATGTAGGTGTCTAAATCCACATACTCGCCAAAAGTCATATCATCTAACTTTGGTATAAAACCAAATTCTTGATCACCCATTTTAAAGGTATTTACCAATTGTGGTGTTTTTTCTAATGCGCTGTAAATTGTTTGGACTATTTCATCAACATCTATAACTTTCATATTATGCAACTCAATAAATGGAATATTACAAAATATCTCAATTATTTTTGCCTTAAAAAAGTGAGTTTGCGTAGCGACTTCGTCATTGGCTTCTACTAATTTTAGGTATTTTTGATATTGTTCTAATGTAATATCTGCCAATTCAGTCGGTATAGTGATTTTCATATCCATACTTAAATAACGTAATTTTAAATTTATTTTTAATTAAAGGAAATTTATTTTGCCTTTATAACTTAATTCTTTAATATATCTGTATTCTAATTTAGGTTGATGCACCGATCCTCTTGGCTCTTTATCTCCGTAATGGTGATCATATTTATCCAAATGCCAATCAAAACCTATAAGGTCTAAACTATCATATTGTCTTAATAAAATATGTATTGCTAACAAACCCGTGCTAAATGCCATATGTGGATAAGTAGGTAATTTTTTCTTTAATTCTAAACAATCCTTTCTATTTATTGTTTTGATAGTAGGGTGGTGTTCTTTTATAGTCGCATAACAAGGCACTTTTGATTTATCCCATTCCCACGAATGGAAATAAACTTGATCATAACTTAATTGAGATTTTACTCGGTTGCAATTACAAGTAAACCAAATATCAGTTTTAGTACCAACATCACTTTCAAACCCCGTTATTTTGAAATTATTAAACCTAACCACTTTGTCGTAACCATTAATGGCTCTACCCTTGTTTTGATCAAGAATAGAACCACCATTGCCTATTAGTATTATTGTTNCTTTTCACTTATANTCTTTNNTTAATTTTTTACCTAATTTATGCCAAACATCTCGTTGATGCGTTTCTTCGTGTTCCAATTCCATATGCACCATTGCTATGATACTTGGTAAATCGGAATATAATTCACGAACAGCAAATGTAAGTGTAGTTCCGTCTTGTGTTCTAAGGTTTACTTCCCCATTTTGACCACCCCATAATTCGGTGGTATATTGTATGTATAATTCTTTAGATTTGCCCATTATTTGTTTAAGTTTTTAAGTTTATAAGTACCATTATCAATTTTCTTCTGTGTTTCTTTAGTTGTTTCACGCAAAAGTAGGTTACGATATTTTGAAGTTGTTTTGCTGTAATCCCAATAATATTCATCTAAATATGTTTTACCATTTTTGTGGTGATGAACGATAATTGAGTCGTAAGATTGGAAATAAACACCATTATTGGCGTATATTAAAAATTGGTTAGCAATTGGATTGCCTTTGTCGGAAACTAATTGTTCGCATTTTGTCATTTGGTAGTAATTTAATTGTTATTAATTATTTTATGATATAAATTTATTAAAAATATTTCACAAAGTCAACTATTCTATCAACTTATCTGAAATTAATCCTGCAAAACTTTGAGCAATGATCTGTTCTTTGTCTAATTGATCATTTGAAATTATACGTCCACAAAGTGGTATGCATTCAGTTTGAACGATAGTTCCTGCACGTAAAAAGTGTTTTTTGATTTGCACATTATTTGGTAAAATTGTATCTGCCCTACCATAGTAACCCATTATATCTCGATCGGGTTTTTCTAATGGTATTGATCCTATAAATTTTTTATTAAAGTAAACGTCGAGTTGATATCCTACGTTCTTAAATGGGTGTGAGTGATTTTTCATTATTGTATATGAGTTATAGTTGATGCAATTCTATCTCGGTAATCGTACATAGATTTCCATTCATTTGCTTCGGTTGATTTTATATTTTTTTGCATTTTGTAATCTTCCCAACCATTTAGGAAATGATCAATAAATTTTAATTCTGCTTTGAGTGATTGTAATTGATTTTTCATTAGATAAAGTTTTTAAATTTTTCAAGGTTAGAATTAAATGTATTTCTGTTTTTTAATTCCTTTTTGATATTACATAACATTATGTGGTTATCGGTAGTAAAACATTCATTTAAAAGTAAAAAATATGTTTTGTTTAATTTTAATAAATCGCTGTAAGATAATTTAGATAAATCGTTCATTTTGGTATTTTTTTTATTGTTTAACATATGTAAATATACAAAATATCTACGTTATTAACAAAAGTTAATTAATCTATTCCCAAGTTTCTGCAATTATATTTTCAATTTCTTCCAATTGATCAAATGATAGTAAATCGTGAATTTCTGTGCTTTCAATCCAAATATTTTCAACCTCAAATTGATCGGGACTACCTGCATAATCGTAAGTTTGTGCTTCGCCTTTAGAATATGAGTATTGGACTGATAATTCAATCTCGTGGTATTTTATTGTAGTTTCATATTGTTTCCACATAATGTAAAATTTAAATGGGGGTTTTGACACCCCCGTTAGTATTAATTTGAATAGTATTGGTTGTGTTGATCAAGAATTGATTGTTTCATAACCTTGTTGGTATTTTCAAATGTTTCCTCTACATCATTTCCAAAATGATCTTTAATATATTTATATCCTATTAATTTCATTTCAGAAATAGAAGATTGAACAAATTGACCAACTTGAAAGTGAAAATCTTTAGGAGATAATTTAGAGGTTTTCATTATCATTCTTGGGTTTCTGTATGATTTTACAGACCAAATGTAAATTTTCATTGGGTTTTTAAGAGTAAAGTTTTGATTTGCCATTGTTAAAATTTTTAATTGTTTATATTAATCAAATATAACACTATTCTATGTTATAAACAAAAGTTAATAAAACTATCTCAAAGAAAAGAAAAGGGAGTTTTTACACTCCCCAACTTGTTTTAGATGTCTCCGTAAACATCATCGTACTTTAAATGATAATCAATATCCCTGCTATCAATTTTCATTGTATCACTAACATTTTTTAAAGCAGAATACATTGATTTTTGGAATTTTTCATCATCGTCAATTTGAAATCGTTTTATGCGATCTACATTTTGATTTAATTCCTCAATCATACATACAAGTCGATCTACAACATTGTATTTTAATTTGAGATTTGTGTGAGTGTACTTTAGATTTGAACTCATTTGGTAAATGTTTTAATTGTTAATAATAGTTAAATATACAAAGAAACTATGATATAAACAAAAGTTAATAAATCTATCTTATAGCATAAGAGCCATAATTTGGTCTACCTAATTTATTTACTACACTATATCTCAATGCATCAAGTGAATGATTGAAAGCATCTATTGGTTTATTAGTCAATTGACCATTTTTGTCCTCAATGTATTTGTAATTCCTTAATTCTTTTATAGTGTTGATGCTGTTTTCTGTAACGTGAAGATTGTATCTTCTGATCATATCAATTCCAATATTAATAGCACCTTTGTAGGTAGGTTTTGCATTGAAACCCATTCTGTGTATTTCCTCTATTGACTTTGGCTCTGCACTATCACAAAACACCTCATCTCGTCTATCCAATCCTAATCGTTTAAATTCATTACCTATATCTTGGTTGGTCATTCCCGTTCTGTAAATAAGCTCATTTACGAACATATCTTGGTCTAAGACATATGTTTCTACCATTGAGGTGGGATCGTTGCTAAAACCGAAGTCTAAACCCCTTGAAACAAGTTTTGCATTGTGTGGTATATCCTTGATAGTTTTAAAATCAAATATTAAAGACCTACTTTGACCTCTTTCCCCTAATCCATATACTCGCCAATAATTCTCGTCTGTGTTTTTAAGCCTTTCAATTTCGGTAACTATTTCATTACTTAAAAAAGGATTGTCCTTGTAAGTTGTTTGGTAAAATTCAACATCTTCCCGAGTAAGTACCTTGTCATATATCCAATGGAACTCGTCAGACGGGTTGTAGTCAATTATTATCCGTTCTGTTGTACGGAATATAAGTTGTTGCCAATCTTCAAAATTAATTTCGTTTGCTTCATTGACAAATAGCAAATCTCTTTTCCTACCACGTATTTTTTGTGGTTGATCAAGCGAGATAAACTCAATAAGATTATTATTAATGTAATACTCATTCCCACTTTTTGAGTGATCGCCTTCATTATAAATTTTATTAGTTTTTAATATTTCAAGGAAATCACGCATAACAGTTCCCCTAACAGCAGGGAAAGTCTTACGACAAATTGTAATTGTTTTTTTGGTATTTGAATAACAATACTTAAAGATTATCCATAATAGTATATTGTAGGTTTTGCCCGATCGAGTACCACCCTGCTCAACTAATATTTTTGTCTTTGCATTGTCGCAATGCCTAAAAACCTTATTCGTGCTTATTTCCACTATCCTCGTCTAAATTATCGGTATCTATTATTTTTATTTCAAACAATTTTTCTCCGTCTGATCCCGTAATCTCTTGCCTTTCTACATAACCTCTTTTCTTTCCTTTCGTTGCAAGGTAAAACTTGATCAACGTGGTATTTCCGTCTCTTATTTGTTCAAACATTTTGCTCTCTGTAAAATCAAGCGCCACGTTGCCAATATCATTTACTTCCTTTTTAAAATCGGGATCATTGTTGTAGTACTCATAAAAGGTTGATCGGTGTATTCCTACATTTTTACACGCATTAGTTACTACTCCCATTGATTTTTCCAACGCATTGATCAAAGACTTCTTAGTGTGTCGGATTTTGTCTGATTTACTCATTTGATATATTTGTCTAAATTTATATTATAATCGTAACCAAATTCGTTTAGCAATTGTTTCAATTTGCCATTTGGAAAACTTTGTGAAGCATATCCTAACTTAAATACATAATTTTTAAAGTTGGTCAAATCAATTTCTTTATGGTGTTCCAAATACTCAACAATTTTATTCTTACTCGCTTGTTTTTTAATGCTGTCGAATATGTTCTGTTTTGACTTTATTCCTAATTGAGTAAAATACTTATGGATATTCCCTGCGTGATTTGATAATTTTAATTGTGGTTTAGTATGATGCTTATATTCTTTTATTCCCTCTTTTATTATTTTTCGCATAATCGCAATCTGTTGATCCATAGTGTCAAACAAATAAGGATAATCCTTTCCAACTAATTCGGGAAAGGTACACCTATTTGGAACTACCACTACTTGATCATTCATAATACTTTCTGCTATACTAATACAAAATGTTTCGTGCCTACTATTAATTACATTTGAATGGCATTTCGACAATTCCTTTAAATAGTCTTGGTGTTTAGTAAATGATTTGACTATCGTATAAGGTTTTTTATTTATTGTATTAATATTATCCTTATCCCCTGCAGTTAATACCACTTGAAAATCTAATCCCTCACTATGCAACTGATCAAATATAGCAAAGGTATCTTTCCAATTTTTGTACCCGTCTAACCTATGATTATAGATAAAGGTAAATTTCTCATATTTTTGCCCTTGTTCTATTTCATTGCAATAACCACCTAAACTTATTTGGCTCTTTTCCTTTAATAACGAAATTTTATCAGAATTTAGCACATCAGTTGCTTCCTCTATCAGCATATCATAACAATATTTGGTGTGGAAGAAGTTTATATCAGCACCTAATGATCCAACTAATTGATCATATAGAATATGCATACAAGGTAAATAACTCGTAACCCGTTCTAAACTTCGGTGTATTACATAATGGTGGTAATTAAATACTTTTGGTCTAAAGTCATCAACAATAGTATCTTGGAAATACCTTAAATGGTGTCCTTGCTCGACTACATTGTTCCAAATAATATCAAAAGAATATTTTTTAAATATTGCCCTAAAGATATTACTATTAAAATGTACAACTTGGTGCTTTTTGGATTTAGGCATTGGTATCTTTAAAATTTTAACCAATGAGTTTAAATCGTCTTTTACATATTTTCTATTCGCATCAACAAGTAAGAAAAAATTGTATTTGCCCGTTTTTAGTAATTCGTTGCATAGTTGCTTAATAATAATATAGTTGCTATCAGCATTTAAAACATCAACCGAAAGCATTGGGTATATTAATACGTTTAGTTTTGTATCTTGCATATTACGTTTGGATATTTTTTAATAAATTCTTGAAAGTCTTTTTCCATTTTCTCATATTGGTAATATGGCATAGATAAATTTATGATCACTTCATCTGTTGTAGGTGTTTCTTCGTCCTCTGTAAAATCTCCCTCGTCAAAACTTTCCTCTAATGCCATAACCTCTAACCCCCAATCATTAAGCAAATCTGTGTCCCAATTATTTGCAAGTAAATCCCAATCCCATTGACCAAAACCCACATTGTCTTTTATTATAAATTGACTTTGTTCGTCTAAGGTTAAATCCTCTATTTTTGTAACCCAAATCTCTTTTAGTCCTGCCTCAACACTTGCTTTGTATCGCATATTTCCTCCAAGTATAACATTATCTTGGTTTACTACAATTGGTCTAATTTGAAGCATTTTAGGAAACTCCTTTATGCTATTGACTAATTTTTTAAATTTAAAATCCTTTATAAATCTTGGGTTGTTCTCATTCTCACGTATTTCGTGAATTTTTACTTTATTAGTTTTCATTTGTTTCTTGGTTTTCTTTTATATTTTTTGAGTAAATAATTTCAATTGGTTTTTCTAATAAATCAATATTGTTCTCATTCATTTGACTAATTTTGTGGATCATAATTTCTTTTTTAGAAGTTACCTTTAAATCTGTATTGCATATAATATCCGACAACCATAAATTAAGTTTTGGATTATATTTAGAATAAATCTCATAATTTTTTATTGCGTGTAGTATAGTTGCGTGATCACTCGATTTTCCTCTATCTTTAAAATATTGTGCCACTTGGCTTAAATTTAATCCTACATATTTGTAAGCAATAACACAAAAAACTGCCCGTGCTTCAATATATTCCCTCTTTCGAGTATTGTCTAATATATCAATTTCTGCTAATGCATTTATTTTTGTTACAATTTGGTCTAATGTTTTCATAAAGTATCTGTAATATAATAGTTATCTAAATCAGCATCATCGATAAACCATTCGGAATATCTTTGCATACCTAATTCTGTTTTCTGTTTTCCTCGTAAATAAAATTCTTCACTACATTTAAATTCTCCAATGTCAAGGCTTCCTTTGTCAAGGACAAGGAAAGTAAATTGATCATAAGTAATACCAAATAATTGGCAGTAAATATAACATTGAATATCGTACCCATATTTATTAGCACTATATTTAAAGGCTTTTATATCGGTTGTGGTTTTTATATCGCAAATACCACCACTATTTCGTAATATATCTGCTTTGCCACGAAATGGTATTCCTTGTAT